ATTCTAAACCGTGCAAGAAAGCAACAAATCGTGGATTTCTCTGAACTCCAGTTCTTTAACAAAATTACACCTACTGATATAGATGGATCGATAGACTTTAACGGTGCGTTGTTTGTGTTTATTGAAATTAAATATGGTAACGCACCGCTTCCTTATGGGCAAAGACGCCATTTGGAAGCGTTAGTTATCTCTATGCGGAAAGCTAATATACCGTGCTTTGCGTTTATATGTAGTCATGATGTAGAGAACACTGAAGACGATATTAACGCAGCATATACCAAAGTTGAGGAATTTCTTTATAGCCTTTATCTTAAGCTTGACTCTAAACCAGTCCGCTGGCGAACCCCGAAATTCGGTGGGCCTGTATGGTTAAAGGATTATATATATAAAGCTATCACTTATACGATGCACAAATATCCAAATATAGACCTCGGCATGAACCCTGCTAATAAAAATTGGTATACGGGAAACTTAGGAGATAAACATGAACGAGCAGAATGTATATCGCTTTGAACAAGAAACAGACGGAAACACCTATGTGTATCACAAAAAGACAGGCAAGAGCTTTGGAACTCAAGCAGAGTGGGTTACATGGATGTTAAGAAATCCTGCTCCGCCTATGAAGTCTCCCCTCTGGTGGGAGAAGCCAGACGGCACATGGGGGCCAGTCCAAATCAGAATTGCTAATCAATTACGAGAAGAAGGCTTATAATGTTTTATGATGTACAACCAACACCTAATAAACGAATCTATGAATTGGAAAAAGGACTGGCTAATCTGGAGGAAAGATTTAACTTTTGGATAGGGGACTTTAAGCAGAAGCTAGATATCAAGACATTACAAATATGTACACCAGGAGATGACGATGAAGGATGAAGGTTTATATCGGTATAGTGCAAATGTAACGTCAGTGTATGATGCTGACACATGTACAGTAGATATTGACTTGGGCCTGGGTATCTGGCTAAGAAAGCAGAAGCTCAGGTTTTTTGGTATTAATGCTCCTGAAATGAGAGGCCCAGAGAAGGCAAGGGGTAAGGTGTCCAGGGATTTCTGTAGGGAACTGATAGACAAGAAGCGAATAATAATTCAGACACTTGGTGACGGGAAAGGTAAATACGGTAGATTATTGGCTATTCTATGGCTTGAGTATCAGGACAATGAATGGTTAAATGTTAATGACTTGTTAGTGGCAAGAGGTTATGCGATAGCTAAGGTCTACTAAATGGCTGCACCAAAAGAAAACGGTAATGGTGGTAAACGTCGTGAATCGGTTACTCTTTCAGGTAAAGAGCTTATTATACTTATTGTCTTCACCCCTGTCGTATTTGTTTGGTTATTTCTTGCTGCTAGGATTATTTGGTCTGCTAGTACGAATCCTAACACTTTAGATAACATTGAGGGTTTACTTACAGCACTCGCTGTGATTACAATCCCTGTATCGACAGGGCTATCTAAATTGTTTGAAGGCTCTGGTGAAAGAGACAAAAATGATTAAGGAGTTACGATATGCCAAGAGTAGGAACGAAACAGTTTCCGTACACAGAAGAAGGAATTCAACAGGCACGAGCGGAATCACGTATGACTGGTATTCCGATTTCCTCTGAGACTCCACTGGTAGAGAAATTACTGCAGGAAGAAGAAGAATCAAGGATGCCTAGAAGAAATGACAGGCAAACAAATAATACTAGAATGAGACGAACTCCACGCACGAATAATCGTATGCCAGGAAGAAATACTAATAGAACTCCCACAAAAAGAATGAGGTATTAATGGGTCGTCGGCCTGAGTGGATGAAAAAACAACACGTTACAGTGCAGTCCATCTTCAAAGATAAACAGCATCCTGTCAAAGTTACACATACTCTGCCTGTACAAAATAACAAAGCAGTATGGCCAGAACTAGATGTGGACCAAATGTCTGTATTGGTTTATTACAGTATGTGCAGAGATTGGACCAAGGCAGCTAAGATGGCCAAAAAAGATTTAGAGTGGGTTGACGAGCAAAAAGAAAGTGATGATTTCCTCATAGCTGCCAGGCTAGTTATAGAAAAACCCAAGAAGTTTGCACAGAAATTAGCAGAAAGTCTGTTGCCTTACACAGTACAGCTAATGCTGGATAACCTACAGAATGACCCAACTAATCACACAGAGCTAAACGCTGGTTTGTTAAAGCTAAAGGTCATCACGCAGCTACAAAAGATAGGTGGCTTACAAAAACAACCGGATGTTACCCTGGCTAATATGGTACAGAGAGTTAGTATTAACACTAACTTTCAAAAACCTTTGCCATCCCAAGAAACAATAGAAGCAGAAGGATATATAGTAGATGGTCACACAATCTGAAAGCCTGGACCTTCGTGATTTTTATACACCGCACGAAGGACAAGCGGCTATTCACAATGTCGATGCCAAGTTTAAGGTCTTGCACTGGGGACGCAGACGAGGTAAGTCACGATTCGCTTTATGGGAAACCATAATAAACTATATCAATGTTCAGGAAATACCACCGCCAGAAGGTTTAGTACCACAGTTTCATGCATGGGTGGTGTCTCCTTCACAGCCACAGGCTACTCAGGCATGGAACGAACTCAAGGCTCTTATACCACCAGCTCTGGTTAGAAACATATCTGAGGATGAACGATCCATATCTTTGGGACATCCAGCAGTAGTCATAGGTTCTGGTCACAGACCCTGGGGCTTGATAGAAGTTAAGTCAGCACACCTGCCGGATTCCCTGCAGACTGTAGGTCTGGATGTATGTTGGATTACAGAAGCACAGGATGTTTCAGACAAAGCGTTTGAGAAGGTACTGCCCACACTTAGAAGCCCAGGCAGAATGGGTAGAGGTATCTTTGAAGGTATACCGCCTACTTATAACGACCATTGGTTTCAAAGAGTCTTTAAGATGGGGCAGGATGGAGTACAAGGATACTTCTCACATAGAGCCAGTGCTTTAGATAATCCGTTTCTTACTGATGAGGATAAGGCTTCTATAGAAGCAGACAAGGAGATACTCCCAGAACGTGTGTGGCGTCGTATGTACCTTGCCGAATTTAGTCAGGAAAGCGGTTACTTTACGAATATCGCAGAATGTATACAAGGAGACTTGCTGCCACAGCCTATGCCAGGAGCTACCTACGTAGCAGGGCTGGACTTAGGTAGAAAGCTGGACCCATCTGTTTTAATTATTTTAGATGCTAAAGAAAGAAAAGTAGTACACCACATGGCTTTCGATGCTGGAGCGCCTTGGGTAATACAGAGAGAAAGTATCACCAGTATGGCAAAGCAATGGAATTTAGAAAGACTGGTGGTTGATGCAACAGGTATGGGTGGTGATATATTCACCTCAGAGCTGATAGAATCCGGACTTACAGTAGAGCCGTATATCTTTACAGGAGCTTCACGAGAAGCTCTATTACAGAAATTGCTTGTATCTTTCGAGCGAGAGACCTTGCATTTCCCACATATCCCAAGTATGTTACGACAGTTGAGGGCTTTCCAATTTCGTAAGATGCCTTCCGGTAATTATCGTGCAGAAGCACCGCCTGGAGAAAATGATGATGAGGTCTTCGCGTTAGCGCTAGGACTTACAGCATGTGTAGAAGCTACAACCTTGGAAAGTAAGACAAAGTCTTATTGGCAAGGTAGGTATGTTCCTACTCAAGCAGAAGCTAATAGTAACTCGTTCCCCAGGTCGTATGGTGCAAAGTTAATGAGACAAAGACGACTGGAGCGTATTATGGAAAGACAGGAGGGTATAGTCTAAGTTGGTTATATCAGCAGCAGAAAACAAGAACGGACACTGGACTCCTGGATACTTTGAAACTGAGGAAGATCAGGATAAGAAGCCTACGCTTGACGATATCTTATCATTGTATAAACAAGGCTCAGAATATTTCTCGGCCTTTCACAAGCAATGTCAGGAAGAAGAAGATTATTATAGGGGTAATAGGTCAGTTCCTACACCAGACGGTATTGATTCTGTGTGGCCCTCTACAGCCACAGGTATAGTAAATATAGCTACAGACCATGTAGACGTAAACAATCTTTCTATTGACGTACCGTCGAGTCCTAGAAGCAGAGCCAGAGCAGAACGAATAAAGAAGTTTTTGCAGGGAGTCTGGATGTCACAGAAGAAACCGGAGCTGCGTACAGTAACTAAGCAGTC